TCGGCCTCTACTACCCCGGCCGCGGACAGTACTGGCTGTTCTTCGGCCCGCAGGCTTTCGTGCTAACGATCAACGGCGCGGGCACGCGCGCGTGGTCGCGCTACGTATTCCCCGACACGATCACCGACTGGACGCTGAACGGCTCGCACCTGTTCCTGCGCACCGCGGGCAACCTCGTGTGGAAGCTGAGCACGGACGCGCTTCAGGACGACATGATATTCGGCACCACCACGTGGACCGACCACCAAACGCTGACCGAGAACCGCGCGCTCGACCTCACGTCGGACCACGGTACGTCCATATCTTCGTTCTTCAACGGAAGCACGCTCATGGACATCTGGCGCTCGGTTGACGGCGGCCAGACGTGGACTAAGAAGCTGACGAGCGGCAACCTCTCCGGCGGCGGCCGCGTGCTGTACCTCGGCATCAACGGCAGCGCCCAGAAGGTCTGGATGGTGCCGGGCGCGTCCAGCAACACCGACTACATTTCGGTTGACGACGGCGTGACATGGAACACCGGTGGATTCGTCGGGCTCTCGCAGGGGTGCCAAGGCGGCGCAACGGACGGCGCGGGCCGCTTCGTGTGTGGCAACTCCTCGCAGGAAATCTACTCCAGCTACAACTATGGCAGCACCACGTCGGTGCACACCGCGCCGTGGACCAGCGGGTTCAACGCCGGTAGCATCATTTGGGACGGCACGCAGTTCATTGCCCTCGGCAAGAATGCCGGTGGCTTACCGGCCATATGGACCGCACCCCCGACGTTCACTACCGGCGGCCCGGTGTGGACCCTCGTAGGTAACCGTGCTTCGGGAACATGGCAACCTCCTTCGACGGCGGCTAGGACCGGCAACTTTTGCTTCACGCCCGGATTCGGCTACACCGCGATGGTGGGGCCGAGCGGCAACATCATCACGGCGCCCACGCTTCTCGGGCTGACCACCGCTACGGCCTACGCGCCGAGCCTTGGCGGCGCCACGCTTGCGGACGTGTTCAGCTTAGGCAGCACCCTGTTCGCGGGCACGACCAGCGCTGCGAGCATCTGGCGCTCTACCGACGCGGTGACGTGGACCAACGACACCATCAGCCCGCCCGGAACCGTGGCCATCATGGGTTACGACGTGACCGCCAACTTCTACATGGCGATCACGGACGTGACCGTGCACGCGTACAACGCTGCGGCGCTCACTTCCGGCACCGACTTCAAGGGCGTGATCCAGTGGCCGTACCTCGACATGGCGGCGCTCGGCGTCAACCATGGCCTGATCGGCGTGGACCTGATCGGCGACGGCGCGGTGGACATCCAGATCGGCTTCCGCGAGGACGACAACACGACCTTCTCGGACAACGCGGGCTTCGCCACGTCGCTCAACGTGACGGCGCCGTACACGATCAACGTGGCGGATACGATCCCCGGCGACCCGATCCCGCTTCCGTGTGTATCGCCTAGCTATACACTCATCCTCACCTTCCACGCCAACCAGGCCTGGTCGTGGGAGGCTGCGAACTTCTACATGAACGACCAGCGCGGACGAGGCTACTAACATGCCCATCGGCTACGAACAAAACCCCACACTGCTCGACTTCCTTACCGTGGTCGCCAACGCGCCCGCGGATCAGCGTCAGCACTTCACAGATTTGACCGGATTCCCCTTCGACCCGGACGGCGTTGCCATCGGCAACTTCACGGTACCGGGGCCGAAGTGGGTGATCCGCTTGCACGACGGGTTCCCGCTGGCCGTCGGCGGGTTCGTCCCTCAACGGCCCGGAGTCTTCAGGGACTTCTTCATTTCGACCGAGGAGGCGTTCACGAAAGAGAACTACCTCGCGGTTACGCGGATATGCCGACGCATTATGGATTCCGTGCTCGCCTCGGGGGCGCACCGGCTGGAATGCTTCGTCCCTGCCAGCCGGATCGCGAATCGACCGGAACTTGAGAAATGGTATAGACTTCTAGGCTACAACAAAGAGGCGCTCCACCATGGGTACTGCGCAAACGGCGCAGATGGACTTTGCTACGCTCGGGTGAAGCACTAATGGGCACAAACAACAAAGCCGCAGAACAGGCCGCAGCGGCCAATGCGGCTCAGCAAGCGCAGATCAACCAGACTATCGCGCAGATCAACAGCGCGTATAGCTCGCCGTCGCGTCAGGCCCAGTACGCGCAGTACGGCAAGCAGGTCCGCGACTTCTACACCGGACAGGTTACCGATCAGGAGCAGCAGAACGCACGAAACTTAAAGTTTGCTGAAGCTCGCTCCGGGCAGACCGGCGGCAGCGCCGCGGTGGATGCGAACACACAGCTCCAGAAGGACTACACGAAAGGCTTGCTCCAAGCGTCGCAGGCGGCGCAGACCGGGCAGGCGGCTCTCGAACAGGCGGACATCGGCTCGAAGAACGCGCTCATCGCGCAGGCCGAGCAGGGCGCCTACCTCGGGTCAATCCCGCAGGCCGTTTCACAGGCGTCGCAGGCCAATCTCGGCGCGGCGCAGAACTACAGCAACTCCGCTTCGCTCGGCAACCTGTTCGCAGGTACGGCGAAGATTTACGAGAACATCAACCAAGCGAACGCGAACCGTCGCGCGCAGACTTCACCGATAGGGTCATACTATGGGTAGCTACTTCTTTCACGGCATCGGCGACTCGCTGAAGAACCCGTTCCAAGCGTTCAATCGCACGGACTGGGGCATGCACCCGAGCGCGCAATACCAGCGGCCGGGCGGCCCGGTGCTTAACTCTGGACCGTGGTCCGGGCAGGCCCCCACGCTGGCGGGCGCTCAGGCCGGGTATACTCCGCAATCGTACGCAGCCATGGCCGGCAAGGCCGGGCTGCTCAACCCGAACCAGCCGCCGGGAGGCTAACGTGGGCACTAGTTTCTTTGGTGGTAAGAAAGGGGCCGGCGTGAGCGCCGGAAGCAAACCTTCCGGTATACACGCCAGTGGCCTCAACATGGCGGCCCGCGCGTTCAGCGCGCCCGGCTACGCGGGCACCCGCAGCGCGGCTCAGTCGCGCAAGGACCTCGGCGCCGCGCAGGCGGCCGCGCAGCATGGCCTCGAAAAGGTTAAGAACTCCGCGGCGACCAATGCCAAAGGACCGAAGGTATAGCCATGGGTACGGAAGCATTCTGGATACCGGCAGCAATCGCGGCAGTTTCGGCTGGCGCGAACTACGCCAACACGACCCAAGCGAACAAGCGTCAGGACACCTCTGAGGCGGCCGCTATCGCCAACCAGCAGGCCATTCGCCAGAAGGGCGAGGCGCAGGTCAACCAGACCGTGCAGGACATCGCCAAGAGCAATCCGAACGCAATCGCTGGCAAGGCGACGGGGCAATACGTGGACCAGCTCCGCCGCAATGCGGCCGGCAGCAGCTCCCCCGGTGTGTCCAGCGCGCTCGCGCCGGTAGCCGGCGGCAGCTCGCGCTACAACGCCGACAAGGCGACGGCGCAGCAAGCCGTCGAGAGCTACGGCAACGAGAAGGCGACCGAAATGGGGGACCTGGACGCGGCGGTTCGCCAGCGTCAGAATGAGGGTCTGGAAATGTCCACCCTGAACACGAACCTGAACACCCTCGGCGCCCAGAGCTACGCGCAGAACTTCGTTGACCAGCTCCGCTCCTCGGTCGCTGGCCAGCCGAATCCGCTGGTGAGCCTGTTCGCAGGACTTGGCACCAACGCTGCGAGCTTCCTGTCAAGGAACCCGCAGGTGTTCGGCGGTAAGTCACCGCTAGCTGCATCGAGCTTGGCGCCTCAGACTATCAACATGAACCCCATGGTTGCCGGTGGCGGCAACCCGATGCTCTCATAAGGACCGATCATGCCGTTCCCGAATGACCCGGCCACAGTAGAAGCTCCGTCGTATACCGGCGGCTCGCAGCTTGGCGACTTCCTCGCTGGCGTCGGTGGCTCGAACATGAGCCGCTCGGCCATCGGGCTTCAGATCGCCAACGGGCAGGCCATGGCCGGCTACCGCTCCGCGCAGACCGAGCTCGCGCTCCAGAAGGCGCAGGAGAACACCGAGCGCGAAGCGGCCTTGAACCAGCTTGAGGACCAGTTCGTCGATGCCGGCATGAAGCGGAGCCAAGCGCGACTCTCGACCGGATACATTCGCGCCACGGGCAAGAGCCCGGAAGAAGTTATGAAGGCGCTCGGCACGAGTGACGAGGTTGAACTCACTCGCCTGATCGCGGACCCGAACACGCCCGATCCGTTGCGCCAAGCGGCTCTACAGGCAATTTCGAAGAAGGGCGATGTGGGGCAGACGCAGAACATCGAGGGCCAGATCGTCAACGGTCTCAGTCCGACCAACCCTCCGACCGTCACCGTCACTCCGGTGGCACAGTCGGTCATCAACAGGAACAACGCCGAGGGGCGCGCTGCGGATGCACGCGCGGCGGGCGGCGCTGGCGCCATGGACCCGGAAATAGCTCCGGTGCTGGCGCGCTTCATCGAGAAGAACCCGAGTCTTGCGGGCAATCTGCGCTCGCTCACCACGGGTGGCGGCCCGCTAGTAGGGCTCGCATACATGGCTGATCAGGGCGACGTACAGGCGCAGCAGATTCTCGCGCGCCGTATGAACGCAGTGCCGGGCGCGCACCCGGCCGCGGCTCCGGCTCCGGCTCCGGCGGGCGCTGGCGGAGCTCCGGCTCCGGTGGTGGATCACGGTGCGCCGGTCAGCGTGCCGCCGGCCGGCGGTGCGCCGGTAGCGTTCGACGCGCCGGTCAGCGACCCGCACTCGATTATCTCCCCGGCTCCGGGCGTGAGCCTCAAGGAGCAGGCTGGTATCCGTACCGACTTCAGTAGTGGCAAAGGCGCGTCACAGACCACGTTCGTGAACACGATGATGGCGCACTCGCGTCTGTTCGACATGCTTGCCGAGGAACAGAAAAAAGCTGACGCCGCCGGCAACTTCACGCCGTCCAACGCCTTCAATAACCTGTGGAACAGGACCTTCGGTAAAAGCGCGCCGACCAACATCGCCATCGCCGGCAGCTTCCTTGGCCGCGAAGCGGTGCGCGCTACGGTTAATTCCGGAGCCGGTACTGGCGAGGAGCGCGAACTTCAGATTCCGAAGGACGCTTCAGCAGATCAGATGCACGACGCGGCCAACACGATCCGCTCGCTCGCGTCTCACCAGCTCCGTTCGCTGGACAACCGCGCTCGCCGCGGCGGCGTGAACATCCTCCAGTTGCTAGATCCGCAGACTCGTAAGGACTACATTGCTGCTAATGCGCCGGAGCCGGAGCCGGGCGCAGCGCCGGCCGGCCCGGCAGCACCGTCTCAGGGTTGGGGTCACGCTACTGTGGTGCAATAATGGCCAAGTACAGCATGACGGCGCCCAACGGGAAGGCATACCAAGTTGAAGGCCCGGATGGCGCAACTGACGATCAGGTGCGCGCTGAAATCATGCGCCAGTTCCCCGAGACTGCGGGACCCCCGCCGTCCGCTGCCGAAGTTCGCGCGCGTAACCAGCAGGGGCCGGTGGACCTCGACAAGAACGGCTCGATCCTCGCCGGCCCGGTCGGCACTGTCCTGAAGGCCGCCATGTCGCCGCTCGACATGCTCGCCGAGGGAACCATGGCCGTTGCGCGCGGGACTGTGGCGCCGGTCGCCGGCCTCGCGGCGCGCGTCCCGGCTCTGCTCCAAGGGAAAGACACAGACGTGGCCTCACAGCAGGCTCACGATGCGGTGGAGCGCGCGGGCGCCTACACGCCGCAGACTCCGGCCGGGCAGGCCATGGCGACCGACGTGGGTGCCGCCGGCCGCGCCGTCGCTGCGCCCTTCGGGGCGGCTGCGAACACCATTGAGAATGCCGTAGGCCCGGAAGCGGCGAAGGTCATCGAGAGCGGCTCTAGCAAGTTCAACGACGTTGCCGGCTCGCTGCCGGCGCTCGGCGCGCTCCGCGAAGTTGCGGCGCTGCGCGGGGTCAACGAAGCCGCGCCCGTCGCCCGGCAGGCAGTGGATGCCGCGCACGAGGCGGGGTACACCGGACTCAAGACGCGCGCCGACATGAAGACTCCCGGCTCGCAGGCCATCACCGACCAGCTCATCCGGCAGGAAGCCGGCGTGGTGCCCGGCGCGGACCTGAACGTGGCCGCGGTGGACAACGCCCGCGCCATCGGTCCCGGCCGCGTGTACGACGCCGCGGAGCGCTCGCTCCCGGCCCGGATGCAGCAGGACCCCGGACTCCAAGCGGACCTCCGCGGCGCGGGCGGCGATACCAGCCAGCTTCCGCGCTCCAAGGACGTGGACGCACTGCGCACCGCGATGCTTGAACAGCCGGAAATGTCCAATCAGGAGCTTTTCTCGAACATCCGCGAGGCGCGCTCACGCAGCGCCCGCCTACTGGCCTCCGATTCCCCGGACGATAACGCGCTCGGCCACGCCTACGGGCGGGTAGCTGACGCCTACGAGGCGTTTGCCGGCCGGCAGCTTCAGGGGGCGGCCCCCGGCGCGCCGTCGCTGGCGGACTTCCAGAACGCCCGCGTCGCCTTCGCCAAGAACTACCTCGCGCGCGAGGCGCTGAAGGGCGGGGAGCATTTCGATCCGTCCGTGTACGGCAACGCAGCTCGGGGCGACCCCGGTATGCTCACCGGCTCGGCCAAGATCGTCGGCGACGCCTACAACACCCTCCCGGCGGCGGGCGGGGACTCTGGAGCAAAGGCAATAGGGGCTCTCGGCGGCACCGCTGTCGGCGCAGCACTTGAACATGTTCTGGGACCTGCTGCCGGCGTCCCGGCGGGCGTGGGCTCGGCCCTCACTGGCGCCTACGTGGCACCGGAAGTGAACAAGCTGATCCGTCGCTTCTTCACCCGTGGCAACCCGGAGGCGGCCGCTGCCGCTCCGACGAACCCGCGGCTCGGCTACCAGTACGCCAGCCCCCTCGACCGCTCGAATGCGCTGTTCGGGGGTCGCCCGACGCCGAACATGGAGCTGGCGCCCGGCGTAGGCCCGCAGCGCAACCTCCGCGGCCCGGAGGGAGAACTGACCAACCCTTCGCCCGGCGCGTCCAATGTCCCGCAGACTCTCCCCCTGTTCGAGGCCCTCCAGCGCGATCTGGGGGCTCTCCCAAAGGGGCAGGGCGCCGGCCCGGCCAATGTGGCCTCCCGGCTCAAGGAGAGCGCTGAGCGCGGCCACGCGCGCCCCGGCAAGGCTACCCCGCCCGCCTCCAGCCCTCCCGGCCAGCCCGGCCCACAGCCGCTCCCAGAGCCCTACAGCGGGCGCGGGCCGGCCGAGGGTACGCTGCCAAAGCGCCTAAGCGTCTTCGCCAAGGAGCTCGCCAAGCGGCTCGGGGATGAGTTCTAGTGGCACGCAAGATCCAATTGCCAGCGGTAGGCGGCATCCGCAAGGTCATCACGCCCGGCGGAACGTCCACGGCTGACCTCGCGAACCTCCAGAATCAGATCAACGCGCTCCAAGCTCAGCTCAACGCGCTCCAAGCGCTTCAGCATCCGAATACCCAAGGGACCGGCAGTGAGGCGTTCCTAGCCGTTCGCGGGGCATTGCAAGGCGGCGGGCCAATGGTGGGGAACGTACCACTCACGACCACCGGCCCGTTGGTTGGCATCCTCGAAGGTGAACAGGGCGAGCAGGGCGACATCGGTCCCCCTGGCCAGGCTGGCGTTGCCGGCGCGGCGGGCTCGCCGGGGCCAGCGGGCCCGGCCGGAGCTGACGGCGAGGACGGGGAAGACGGCCTGCCGGGACCTCCCGGCGCAGCGGGCGCCCCCGGTGCGGCTGGCGCTGCCGGCGCCTCGGGCTTCTTCCTGATGATTTCAGAGGACGGTGCGGACGGTGAAGTCGGGCCGCCCGGCGCCCAAGGTCAAGCCGGCGCCACTGGTGCTACCGGCCCGGCCGGCACCAACGTGGTGTTCCCGGTGCCCGGCAACGATGGCGAGGACGGCGAAGTCGGCTTCCCCGGCCCGCCCGGCAAGGATTCGAACTCCATCACGCAGGTCCGCGGGGCCACATGGTCAGGCGGTAATGCTGCGCTCCGCGCCAACCAGATGACCGACGTGTCGATCATCGTGCCGGAGGACTGCAACATCATTCGCGCCACGGTGCTCACGAAGGGCGGCTCGGGCTCGGCGACGATCCTCGTGCAGTCGGCACCGATTGCCAGCTACGGGTCGTTCAGCGACATCACCGGCGGCAACAACGTCGTGCTTACCTCCGTCACCAAAAAGGACGACAGCACGCTCACCGGCTGGCTCAACCACGTGGCGGCGGGGACCACCCTGAACTTCAGCCTGTCGTCATCGACGACCTTCACCGAAATCGTGGTCATGCTCACCCTCCAGCGCACGGGCACGGTGACGGGCTCGGCCGGATACACCGACGCGCAGGCCATTGCCGCCGTCGCGAGCGCGCTGGCCAATACCGGCAACGTGGCCTTCACCTACTCGGGCGGCGCCATTAGCGCGAACACGGCAGGCGCCACGG